GTCGGCGTTGGTTCTACTGACGGTTCAGGAGTAGGTACAGGAGTGGGAGTAGGAGTAGGGGTGACTGTCGGAGTAGGAACTGGCGACGGCTCGGCCGTGGGCGACGGCTGGGGTGTGGCAGTCGGTGACGGCTCTGGGGTTGGTGTAGGTGAAGGTTCATAGGATGGCTCCTGACTTGGACTTGGAGACGGCGACGGCTCTTCGCTCGGCGACGGCTCAGGACTTGCTGACGGTTCTACGCTTGGCTCTTCACTCGGCAACTCGGATGGGATTGGTGGCGGCGACGCGACAGGCGGAGTCGGATCAAGGACGAGTGCAAGATTGGTGAGCAGCTCGTAGTAGCCGCCTGTTGGGAACGGCTCCTCTGGGTGCATACAGCCGTTTGCGTTGCACGGTCCGAATCGACCTGCGCGCAGCCGGTAGACGGCTGGCTCTAGGTTGATCTGGATCAGCGATGCGTAGGAGAGACCATCGTCATCGCTAGAGGCAAGCATCAATCCTGTCTCGTTGTAGAGCCACAAGGCCGAGTCCATAAAGTGACCGGCAGGTGGGGTCGCACACCACAGCACGCCTGGCTCGTCGCACAGCAGGGTGCGTGCGGTGAAGCGGATTGGCTCGGTGACCACGACAAAGTAGTCTCTCGTCTCGGTGACAGTGCGGCTAATCTCTCCCTCAGTGGCTCGCACGATGGGCAGGAAGATGAGCGTGCTGAAGACGATCCCTAGCAGTGGGAACGCGCCGCGCTTCACTTAGCGAGCAGCGATGCGAGTAGTGGCACAAGTACGCTGAACAACAGCGCACCGATAGCCACTAGTCCTCCTTTGAGTTTGTCCACATCTGAGCGAACCTGATCGAGCTTCGCCGAGTGCGAGTCGAGCCGCTCGATCAGTTGGTCAATCTGGCGTGGGGTCATCGTGCCTCCAGCGCCTTCAGGCGCGTGTCGATGTCGAGCAGCGCCTGCACCACGAGCGCCTCCATCTCGTTCTGAGGGATGTTGACGGCAAGCACCTCAGTCGTATCAACGAGATGTGCCTCTCGCTCATCTACGCCGAGTGTCTCCACCCAGTGCGCCAAGTCGGTCGTGGCGACCTGATCCGCGATGAAGCCCAGGCGCTTGCCATCGTCTGCCACGCAGTCGGTGCGGCCGTGTGCCTCTGGTGCCTTCCACTTGAACGCCACCGGCACGAGCTGCCGCAGCGTGTCCAGTGCGCCAGTGATCTCGGTGATCTCATCCTTCAGGCGTGAGTCGGATGGCGTGGTCAGCGCGGCAAACTTCCAGCCACCTGAGTAGAAGTAGCCACGGTTGTTGGTGCTGTCGACTGCAATGCCGCCGTTGCGGAGAACATCGGCAAAGGCATCGGTCGCTCCAGTGCCGTTCAGGGTCGTTGTTGGCTGACCAGTCGTAGCCTTGGTAATAAGGATTCCAGATCGCGCGCTGGCAGTTGAGGCAAGCAGATCGACTCCGTCAGTGCTTGTAGCACTAGCGACAGAGATGATTCGACCGTTGGTTCCTGCTTGCTGAATGTATGGACCAGTCAGCGTGGAGTCAAAGTAGATGCGTCCGTCAACGCCGATTGCGCCGGTGACCTTTGCATCTCCTAAGACAGACAGATTGATACCCACTTGGACATTGTCGTCAAAGATTGCATCTCCTCCAGTATTGATGCGTAGATCTGCAAACTCTGTTCCAAAAGCAGTCGTATAGAACGGAATACTGCTCTGCAATCCGTTGCTCGTATATTCAAGTACGCCAGGTGCAGCCGCTGGCGTTTGCTTGTTCGCCAAATAGATAAATGGATTACCAGAAATCACTCGCACTTCGCAAAGGTCGGCGGTCAGATTGGTGGCATAAGTTCCAGCAAGAGCACCAATGCTGATTGAAATCTTTAGATATGCTGCATCTGCTGGTGTGTGAGCATTCGTCAACACATCAGGAGCATATGTCGTGATTGTTGAGGAGGCTTGCGTGATTGCTCGTGACATTGCAGTTCCAGTGTTCGTCAGACCCTGCGTTAGATATTGATAAGTACAAGAAAAACGAGCCTCTGCGCCACTTGCCACTCTAAGGCTGACGAGCGGCACATAGACGCTATCTCTTGCTCTTGATGTGGCAACAGGAATGATTCTGCTGAGAACACCTAGTGTGGTGGATGCATAAGTTCCAGCAGCAACGGTGACTCTGAGCACATTGCCAGAACCAGATCCTGAATCTGCAACGATCGCCGCCGTGATGCCAGTTGCAGGAGTCCAAGTCCAGTACGGCAGTGGGTTCTCGTCAGTGATCGTGTCGCCAGCTGCATCTGGCGGAATGGCGAAGTCGCCGTTCGCGCATCCGGCCTGAATCTCGCGCAGCGCAGCTGGACCGAAGAGCAGCGCCGACTCGCCGTCGCTGTTAGTGCTGACGAGCGGTGCGCCCTTGTCTGCGTTGACCCCACCCTCGAACGCGCCGAAGCCTTCTAGGTTTGTGCCGTACTTACCCATCTCTACTCTCCTGCAATGAGGCCGCGCAGCCCCTTCAGATACTGACGGCGGAAGTCCGCCTGGATCTCATACTGGACTTGGTAGGTTCCGCCACCCTCAGCGAAGCGCATCGTCACGGTGGGGATGTAGAGAATAGCGGCAGAGAGGTCGAGCGCTGGAGCCGTGAGCTTCACATACTGCCCTGGCAGCCACGCCTTGACAAGCGTGTAGGTTGCCGCTGCGGTCAGCGCGTAGCCCTGAGTGAAGCCGTACTCCCAGTCTGGCGCAGAGGTCTGGCTGAGGTTCCCACCGGCAACGGTGAACGAGACGCTGCGTACTGGCTTGCCGCGCGTCACCATCGTGGCGCGAGCGAGAGCGCCGATGGTTGCGCCGCGATCCGCCTTGGCGACGATCTTTGGCGCGCTGAACACTTCGTGCGCCAGAGGACCGCTGCGACTCGCAAGCCCAGCGCCGTTGCGGCTGTAGGTTCCTGTGTAGGTGCGGAAGTATGGGTCGTTGGTCGGAGCCGTTGGGAAGGTCTGGTTGCTGTCGTAGCGCGCATAGGTCGAGTCTGCCTGGACAAAGATCCCCTTGACGATGTCCGAGTGATCGAGATTGACCGAGAGGTCGCGTGCCAGCAGGCGCGTCACGGTGGAGCCGCTCCCAGTCTGCACGCTCGCAGGATCGGTGACGATCTCTGCCGGAGCGGTTGCGAAGCTCGGCGCTACGGTCTTTGGTCCGTAGTTCAGTCGCCCATCGGTATCAACCCAGTAGCGGTACTGAATGTCAGCGATGCCGCCTGCTGCCTCAGCGACCTGATCCAAAGCGCTTTGTAGCGTTGATGCCTTGAAGGTCTGCTTGCCGATGGTCTGCGCGGAGCCTGTGTAGATCGCTCGCGTAGAGCCGCTGATCACGCTCGTGTCTAGGATCTGTCGAGTGGTCGCATCATTGACCTGCGTGTTCACGCGAGCCAGCAATCCGTTGATGATGTCGCGGTCGGTCGATGTCGACGAGCCGAGCGTGAACGAGTCTACGAAAGAAGTGGCGCGGATGCCTGTCGTGCCATTGCGGATGATCGTCTTTTGTAGCCAGCCGTCTGCATCCTCAACACTAACGGTTGCGCGCGAGCCTAGGCCGTTCTCCAGCATCCGCGCATCAATGCCGGTCACATAGCCAAGGAAGATTGGTGACGAGACGCTGTAGCGGCTGTCAAAGAACTGGACGCGCGCATTGTCGTGAACAGCGCCAGAGCGCCACCACGGTCCTGCCACTGGAGTCTTGGTCTCAATCACATCAAAGGTCATTGAGCCACCGTTGCCGTCGCCTGAGAGCGTGAGCGAGAGACTGCCAAGATCGACATACGGCGTGGTCGTAGCACTTGGAGCTGGGAGATCAAGAAGGTTCGCGCCGCTGTCAACGCCAGCCACGATCAGGCTGAATGGGTTTGCCATTTAGCGACCGCGCTTGAAGGTGCCTGTTCGGTTGATCGAGTCAGTGACGACGGTGTCAACCTTGCCAGTGCCAATGAAGATGTTGAAGGCAGTCGTGCTGGTAGGTCCAGCCATCGGCACGCCTGGGGTCATTCCTGCAAAGGGTGCGAATGGAACTGTGTTTGGACCTGGTCCGATTGCTGGACCGTTGTAGGTGGTGCTGGTCTGTCCAGGGCGCGGTGGTCCACCTGGCGCTTCTGCTGCAAGTTCTGCAAGAGTCTTGCCCTTCGTGCCGCCAGCGATAGTGGCGATTGCTGCAACAACACCAGCTACTCCAAGCACGCCGATGACGAATGGGGCAAGTGCTGCGACTGAGAGTCCACCGGCTGCGAGAGCAGCCGCTCCGCCTGCACCTGGAACCAGAGCGGAACCTGCGGCGGCTGCGGCTGTGGATGCACCAAAGGCTGCAACAGCCTTAGTGACGACCTGGCTAGTCAGCGCAGCTGCAAGTGACGCTGGAATCTGTGCGGCGATGTTGGCAACGATGAGTGCGGTAAATGGATCAACGCCACCCTTGAGAAGGTTGGCCGTGATGGCACCCTTGAGTCCACCAAAGGCTGCGCCGATACCGGTGACGAGCAGGGTGATAGAACCGCCTGGTCCGAGCAGATCGTCAGCGCCCTTGCCGATACCGCCGATCTTGTCGATGAACTGCTCCACCGCGATGATTGCCTTGGGGAACTCAGACTCAAACTGACCCATCAGCATTGGCAGTTTGTCCAGGATCTTTGTGACGAGCTGATCGGCGAAGCGCTGCAGCTTAGGAGTCATCGCGGTAATGATTCCAGAGAACCGAGCCATATACGGAGCCAAGCCCTTGAACAACTTAGTGACGGCTGGGAGGAACGCTGCGCCGAACTGCTCTTTGAGTTCTCCTGCTTGGATTGATACCGCACTGAACGATCCTTCTAGCGTGTCTGCATATGCAGCAGCGCTGCCCTTGGTCTTGGCAAGGATCTTGTTGAGCGCGTCTTGACCCTTGACCACCTTGCCAGTAATACCGAGCGTCTTGAGCAGTTTGCCGCCGTTGCCCTGGAATGCCTTACCAACTTGGAGTGTTGCTGTGGCAAGGTCCATACCGGTTGCGCGCGCCAGTTCCATTGCGACGCTCTGGATCTTCTGTGCCTGCGTGTAGTTCTTGGTGAATCGTGTGCTTGCTTCAATCGATGCGCGGACCTCATCGTCAGTGAAGGCAAGTTTCTGACCAGCAAGGATCTGCGCCTCGACTGCTTTGGTTACCTCAGCCGTGGCAAAGCCACGCGCTTTTAGTGCTGCGGCCAGCTTTGCAGAAGCGGCTTCGTCTGCGGCTGCGGCCTTGATTGCCGAGACGGTGAATGCGCCGATGCCTGCCGCGACACCGGCAATCCCCAGTGCTACTTTGCGGAAGTCCGAGCCGATCTTGCTGGCAGTATTGCCAAGGTTGCCAAGCGCCTTGTTGACGGTCTTGATGTTTTTAGACGCGGCATCACGAGCGCTAATCGTTGCATTGACTGTGACATTAGCCATTGCTTACTCCTAC